CCAAAAAAGTCTGCCATTTCTTTATTCGTACAACCTAATTTTGCTAGATTTGTTAACTGTTTAGTATCTATTTCATATTTCTTTGGTCTTGCCATAATCCTCTTTTTTCCTTTGAGTAAAAGTGTTTGACTTAACTTTGTATAAAGTTATTTAAAATAATATTGTAATTTTTAATTATATCCTCTTTTTTGTTGTTAATTAATATTTCATAATTTCCATTTAAATAGTTTTTTATATTTTCTATTTTAGTTTTTCTTCCTTTAATAAATTGATTTGTTTGATTATCTTTTCTTTCTGCGTGTCTTTGTTCTGTTAAATCACTTTCAACTATGTAAACAATAAGTTTAATATTTTTTTGCACCTTTTGTAATGTTTTAAAATTAAAAAGTCTATCTCCTTCAAATAATATATTATAAGACATATCTTTTTTTTGTATAAATTGTTCGTAATCTGGTTGGACTGCCATTGATAATTTATCTGTTCCAGAAAAAACTTCGTCATTATACTTTCCCAAAATAACAAGATTTAATTTTTTATTATAATGCCCGTATAATTTTTTAAACTTTAAAATTTTCCAATCTGTGTGATTCTTAAAAAACTCTTTAATAATTGTTGTTTTACCTACAGCAGGTATACCACCTAAAGCCACTAAATAAGGCATAACTCTCTCTTATACTAATATTTTTTTTCTTATTTCTTCTGCCTTTTGCAATTCTTCTGGTAAGGCTATTTTTTTGGTTTCAGTCTTAGCTCTATTTAACTCATACTCTTTTGTGCCACAATAAATCATTTTTTCCCTATAATAACAAACAATGGATATCCTTTCAAAATAACTTATTTTCTCAGGCTCTGTGTTACCATGAACTTCATGAACATCAAATAAGGCAACATCACCATGCTGTATATCAAGTCCAACACCATATTTTGGCAATACTGTTTGGAATCCTTTATATTTGCCCCTAGAAATCACACCTAAATTGCCAAATCCTTCTTTTAAATCTCCTGCATCTTTATGACCTGCTGTCCTAAAATTTTTATTAACTGTAACAGTTGTAAATGCTGTATCTTTTATTATAAAATCTTGAGAAGAAGCATCTGCCATAGCTTTCTGTATTTTGTACCTATTTGGTGCATATTTTTTAAAAACTTTATTAACTGCTTGGATATAAGGTACACATAAATTGTATTCGTTAAAATATGATTGAGAAAAGGCTGTTGTTCTACAATATGGAATTCTTGGATATCTGTCCATGTAACCGATTACAGAACTGTCTACAGGGAATGCCCTCCAAGTATTTGATAACTTACCATCTTTATTTAATGGTCTAAATCTATTCCCATTAATTTCTCCGATAGTGTGGTGTTTTATTTTATCGCCGACTTTGTATAACTTGCTTATATCTCCAGAAGCATTACCCCTATTATCAGAAGGTTTAACTGATTTCCTAAAAGGGATTCTAGCTTTTTCCAATATTTCATTTGGAACTGCATTTTTTTTTAAAACACAAAGCAAATCACCATTCTCTTTAAAAACTTCTGTATCTTCTGTTATTAAGTATTTAATATGTTTTTCTGTTAAGAACTTTCCAATTAAACTATCAGCATCTTTCTCTGACATAACAGGTTGTAATTTTAAAGTTTTCATTTTATTTTTTTTTCCTCATTTAGGACACAATATAAAACTGCATCTGATATATTGTCAATTTTCTGTTCTTTTTTAATTTTTTCTATAATGTCTCTAAATTTTTTTTCATTTTCGGGGTCATAAAATAACTGTATCATTTTCACATCATTTGAAAGATGGTTTTCATCACTAATTATTTCCTCAACTGGTTCAAAAATTTCTATGTCTTCTTTGCTGAACAATCCATCTAATTCATCATTTGTAAAACCAGTAATATTTAAATCTATATCAAAATCTAAAAGTTTATTTAATTCATCCTGTAATAGCTGATTATCCCACCCTGAGTCCTCATTAACTCTATTGTCGGCTATTCTATAGGCTTTTGCTTTAGCTTCGTTTAAATCGGCTATAACAATAGGAACTTCAGTTAACCCTAATTTTTTAGCACCCAGTAACCTAGTATGACCTACAATGACAACCATATTTTTATCAACGACTATAGGCTGTTGAAACCCAAAATCTTTAATTGAATTAGCCACCTTTTCAACAGCTTGGTTTTTTCTAGGGTTTTTTGCGTAAGGTATAACTTTTTCAATAGCAATTTGTTGAATATTCATTTTATCCTCAATAAGTATAATTTCTATTTTTAGCTGTTAAACCAGATGGTATAGGTCTATGGTCTCCATTTCTGTTTTTAGCATTAATGTAATAATCCGTATAACAAGCATAATCAACTTTTCCAAGCCTATCTAATTCAGCCAATTCTGGCGATATGTCCTCAAATCTACATCCATCATCTTCATATTTTCTGTTTTTAAGTTCTTCATGTATTTCTTTTAAATCAATATAGTTTTCGTTTATTCTGTTATATCTCATTTCGCCCTCGCTAGTTTTAACATCAAAAAACATTCTTTCCTGCTAAAATTATACCTATTTATCAGATACTTATGCAACTTTTTAATATTTGTTTTTGCCTTTTTACAAAGCAAATACCCATAATAAAACCTTTTTATATCTCTTTTTAAGTAAGCATCACCAATACATTGGAAAACAGTTGTATGTCCTTTTACTAAGCTCATCATATTACCCCCTAAAATCTAAATATTGTTTAGCTTCTTCTTTTGTAAACTGCCCCTCACTTATTGCCCTTTGAACATCGCTTGGATACCTTTGAGCATAACCTTGGATAAAACTAGTACCTTTCTTGTCATCTACAGCTTCCTTGAACATCTTTAACCTCATAACATAAGGGTCGGCAATACTTGTATCTTGTTTCTTGGGTTGTTCATCTAAATACTTTTTAGCCGATAACCAAAAGGCAGGCTGTTTGGCAAATTGTTTATCCTCTATGGAATTATAATAGTTTTTATACATATCTGCTAGTTTTTCTGGTTGTTCTAGCCATTCTTTTTCTATTTTTAAAAAGTTCTTTTCAGCAATCCCTTTACTTACTTTATTGGGTATCTTATCCCAAAATTTATTAAAATAAGAAGTATTACTTATTCTGGTTTTAGTAGTGGTAGGGGTAGGGGTAGGGGTAGGGGGGTTATTGCTAGGTTTTTTTGGTCTTCCACCTCGCTTCCCATTTATCTTTGAAGCATCTATTCTTTTGGTAATATAAAGATATTCTTGTAACTGTCTTTCATTTTGATAATGGTCATTTATAAGAACAAAAAACTCTTTAATTATAATATTACAAGATTGTTTTTCGTCATCAGTTATACAATTAGCAATCCTATAAATTGTCATATTATTACTAGGCAAACCTGCACATCTTTTGTTCCAGTTCCAACAAAGTAAACGAATATATATACCTATTTGCTCATTTGTTAAGTGCTGAGTTCCTGCAATAAAATCTTCTGTGAAAAGATACCAAGCCTTTAATTTTTCAGTTGGTTTTGAATTTTTTTCTATAAACATAATTATCTCCAATCTAATTAGTTTTAAGTATTAATATAAATTAACCTAAAATGAAACCTATTTTTTTAAACAGGTTAAAACCCCCATACTTCTTTTCTAGCATTTAAAACAGTTTCTTCTTTCCATATCCAATTATCTGGATTAGGAATTAGAGCCATTTTAACATCATCTTTTGAATTAACATTTTTTAAAAAATTACCCATGACTTTCACAATATGTTTACAAATACTTAAATGATGGTCATATGTGGCTAATTCTAGCTGTGTAAATTCAGCAGGTTTTGTTTTAGTTGGTGTTTTTAAATACCATAGCATTTGTCTTGCATTTGTAGCTCTATTATAGATAGCTTGTTGCATTGCATGACTAGTGCTTATTTGTGAGGGGTTGGTCTTAGAGGTCTTTAAATCAATAAAAAAATCCTCTTTAGTGTTTTTATCTTCAAAATGGAAGTCAGTAAACCCAATAAAAGGAATATCTTCTATAAATACCTCTACTTTTTTTTGGTAGCCTAATAAATTCCATTGAAAAGCACGTTCCTTAAACTCATTAGCACCAAGTTCTAACAAAGGCACTAGATTATTTCTTTCCTCATCTATTTTAGGGTCAGTTAACCTAGAACAATTATCATCAAATTCAGCTATCATTTTTTCACTAGCTTCATCAAATGACATACCATTTAAAATCATATTTAAGCCAGATTCAACAGCACTACCTCTATTAGCAGAAGCACCACCAAGAAATTCATAGCCAAATATTCTTCTTAATGCCCATCTCTCTCGATAAAAAGCAAATTCATTAAGATGACTAAACGATAATGGCAATAAAGTATTACTGCCATCATCAAACTTTTTAAAATATTCAATCATATCTTGTTGACCCAGTCATTTAAGTGGTCACGATTTATAATGATTTGTGCCTTTAAATCCATTAATTGGTCATGAACATTGCTAGTCCTACCAAATACAATTAAATATTCGTTAATTGCAGATATAAGTTTGCTCATTATTTGAATGTCACTCATATGTTTTGCAATTATTTGTTCTTTAATGTAATCAGATTTATGAGTTTCTATTTCTAATTCTTCTTCACTTAATATTTT